GCCGGCAACTGCGGTCGCGTCCTCAGTGATCACATACTTCTGGGTGTGGCCCGTGATCTCCAGGACATCGCCGGCCTTGACCGTGCCGGCGGCGGTCAGACCGTCTATGTTGATGGTCTTCGTGCCTGCGGCATATCCAGCGGCGTTATTGATCGCGCCGTCAGGATCGGCGCAAGCGCCGCCAGTGTGGCTCTTGACGTTCTGGTTCGCAAAAAGCTCGAACCCAAACTTCGGGCCAAGCGTTCCACGCATCTGGGTCTGAACTCCGGCATCGCCCGCGCCCTGGCTCTGCGAAAACGCGGCCAGATTGAGGAACTCCGCCTGCAGGGTCCCGTTGATCATCATGTGCAGGTCATCCATCGGAACGCTGTTGTTGAAGAGTACCGCCTGGGATGCGGTAAGGTCCGCGACAGCAGCGGGACTCGTGGCGACCACATAGAACGGGAACTCCTTGTAGAGCGCGGCCAGCTTCTGGTCGATGTCGTCCGCCAGGGCGTAAGCCGCGGGCCGGATGTGATCGTTGATGATCTTCTCGGTCGTGAAGGTCAACTCCTTGTCGGTAAGAGCAAACTTCACCTCGCGCCAGAAGTTCAAAGCGATCTGCACCTCGCCCGCCTTGATGTCCTGTGCGGTGGACGGAGCGTCCTGAGCGGTGAACGTGCTCGGGACGGAAATGGAAATGACCGAACCCTTCTGCTGAGGGTTCTTGTCATAACCGCGATAGACGCGGCCGGCCATCCCCAAAGCCTTTTCCAGGGCGATCAAGCCTTCCTGGGCGTAAAACAGGGGATCGTATACGGAAAGAACATTACCCATCGTTACTTGCTCCTTGCTGTGATGTGCTTCCCTTCGCGGCGCACCGATCCCCGGTGCTTCGTCACCTGGACCATCCCGGTCCTCGGCTTAAGAAGCGCGGCCGTTTCTGTGAAGCAGTTCAAACGATGAAGGCCCGCACACTGCGGGCCTCCGTTGTCAGTCGATTGTCAACTCTCTGCTTGAAAAACTACTCCGCGATCTCGAGCGGCAGGCCGGACTTTTCGGCCTGCGCCTTCGCACTGCGGTACTTCTGCGGGTCTTTCGCTTCCTCGCGACTCAGTCGAACCACTTTCGCGTTGCTCGTGCTGCCCGAACTCGGCGGCGTTCCCGCTCCGGCCGATGGCTTGAAGAGGTGCGGCGCCTCCTGCTGCAACCCACTCACCCACTCGTCGATGGAGATGGGCTTATTCGGGTCCTTGCCGTAGATCACCTGATCGCCCTTCATCGCCGTCGGCGTCTTGTCCTTCAGGGTCCAGGTCTTCTGGCCGCGGAGTACGACATCCTCAACAGCATTCTCGAGAACGCCGGCCCTTATGGCAGCGGCGCGGATGGAGTTGTCGATTAATACCTCGGCCATCGACAGGCTTACGGTCTTCAGCTCCTTTTTCAGGTCGGCGATCGTCTTATTGAAGGCGCTGATCTGATTCTCGTAGTCGGCCTTCATCCGCTCGGTTCGGACTTTGAGCAGCTCCTCCACCTTCCCGGCGTCGAGCAACTGTTTGTCCTCAAGCTCCACGAGCTTCTGCTGTGCAGCCTTTGCCTTCTCGGGGTCGATGTCCTTAAACTTGTCAATCGTCTCCTGCAGTTGCTTCTTGGCCTGTTTCGCCTCCTCGCGAACTGCCGCCAGGGCGCTCTTCAGCCCGGTGACATCTTCAACCCCTTCCGCGTCGAGCATGAACTTACCGTCCTTCTCGACGTAGTACTGGCGCATAGCCTCCGGCAATGCACCATGTTCTTCCTTTGTCAGTACAGCCTTAAGCGGCATCCCGCCACTCTCCTTTAAAAATGGAAACGCCCGAAATCTGGCACCCGGCCAGATCTCGGGCATTTCTGTTCCTCATGTGCCCCAACCGGAACCCCTCCGGGTGGGGCCTTCGCAGTTTCAATCAAAAATCACTGTGCATCGAACTACGCTACCTTCATCATCTTGGGTAGCCTGAGCTCCCGCGCCTTTCTGACCAGTCCTTCGCTGCAACGGCAGTTCGGATGTAACGTCGGACGTGCCACCCCGTTTGGATAGATGCCGTTGATGTCACGACGCATATGCTCCATCGCCCGGCAGCGCGGACACAGGCGGTCGTCGTTCGCGACGATCCAGCAAACCTCCCATTCCTGGGGCCGGAGCAGGCCATCGCTCACAGCCTGCGTCCAGAGCGCCCCCTGGCCGGCATTCGAAGCGTCGATTGTGAGCGTCCTGGCAATGCCCTCAGCTCGCTCCCGAATCAGCCGATCGGTGTAGTTTGCAACCAGCTTGTCGATCCGGTCCTGCGTCAATCCCTGCCGAGCAATAACACCCGCGGATTGCGCCATGCGGCCGCGCTTGAGCTTGTAGAGCGCCTCCTTGCCCATGTCGGTGGCACCGCGCTGGGCGAGATCCTCGAAGTATTGCCGGTAGCGGTCCACTGTCTCCCACTGGTTTGCCGTCAGCCCGACAATGTCCCGGATCTGCCGGGCCATGTCGTACGGATGGACGCCTTCGGAAAACGCCTTAAACAGCGCATCCCGAATCGCATTCTCGCTTTCGGCCCGAATCTTCAGGATCGGATTCAGCGTGGCGTTGCGGATGAAGTCGAAGACTTCCGGATTCGTTACGTTCAATGATGCCGTGATCCCGCCGGGCAGCGCCGCAACCTTAGCTCCCTTCTCCGCCACTTCGCGAATCGTCCGCGCAATATCGGCTTGAAACTGCTTCTCGAACTCCTGGAGCGGGATTGCATTCAGCACCGCCGCCACATCCAGCCGACGTATTGCGGCCTCTATCCTCGAGATCGCCGTTGCATCTTTGATCTGCTGAATTGTCCGTAGGAAAGCCTTGGCAATGTCGGGCTCCATCTGCTTCGCTATGCGCTGGATGCCCTGGATGTTTTGGATTGGCATTTGACCTTTGATCCCGTTGGTACTGGTGCTAAAAAAAGACCGATATTAGGCTACGAACACTTCTTTTGCATGCGCCGGAGGCAGAACCTATGGCAGCGAAACACAAGGCAACGCGCAGATGTAGCAACGAAGATTGTACTTATGTAGTCGAGGTGACAGATTGGGAATTGACGTATTTGTTTATGTTGAATGAGACTCAGAAATTTTCATCCGGTCCGTACATGGAGTTTTTGCATCTCGAAATCAAAGGCCTTATCCGCCAACCTGAAAAGTTTGCAGCCAAGGAAATAGGTGCGACTTTTCTAGGGGATCGTGAGATCCTGCCGCAAGAGAATGCTCGACCAGTCTCCGACGCAAAGCCCCTATGTGTTGGTTCAATCACCCTGCGAGGCGAACGACGGGAATTCCTCGGGGCGCTTCCTTTCGATTCCCTCCCGATTATTGAGTCTCTCCTTGAGACAAAACGGATCCAGTACTTTGATTTGAACGGCGTTACTCCATATCGCGGACGTGCGGAAATAAGGTCTGTTCATTTCTTTAAGAAATATGACCCTGACGAATACTGATCGCGAGAAACCTCGTCGTATCCTTGACCTGCTGAATTGTCCCTAAAGTCGCCTTCGTAATATCTGGCTCCATTCGCTTCGCTATGCGCTGGATGCCTTGGATGTTTTGGATAGGCATTGAGAACCTGTGTAGTAGCCGCAATGTCCTGAAGTGGCAAGCCTTGGGGTGATGGTTTGATGTTCTTGTTCCCGAAGATTAGCTGGAATCCTGTCAGTTTCAAGCAAGCCCATTTTACGCTCATTTGGCTCCGCAATATCCATAAACGCCATTCCTGGACTGCATTCCAGTTCCAGGTTGCCGACATATAGCCCACCGTGTTGGTCTACCCTTGCGCGTGCACCGATTGCCGTAGCGGTATTCGATCGCGATAAAGCCAGGGTGGGCGAAGCCAAGGTCGAACGTTTGCAACAGAATGTCGCTCCGCTGCAAAAACGCCACAGAGTGGCACATCATCCAGCGGTTCTAGCTTTTTATTTCCCTGCAACCTGTCCTAGCAAATATTGTTGTAATCCGTACTGATCATGTCTATAATTGATATTAGGCT